GTCAGTTTGAACAAGGTCGAGCCAAGCGAGGCCGTCTTTGCTTGCAACCTGTTCACCAAAGATAACGCCAGGCTTGCACTCGCTGATGAGGTGGAAGAATGCAGGCCAAAGGTGCCGCTCGTCAGCAAACCCATTTCCTTTGCCTGCCGCGCTGAAAGGCTGGCACGGACAACTTCCTGTCCAGACTGGTTTATCATCCGGCCATCCTGCACGGCGCAGGGCGAATGACCACACTCCGACACCGGCGAAGAAGTGGCATTGTGTGAATCCGCGTAAATCATCTGGTGTGACATCTTCAATACTCCTTTCGTCCACTACACCCGGAGCTATATGACCGGCAGCAATGAGATTCCGTAACCACTGAGCAGCGAACGGGTCGATTTCGTTATAGTAAGCAGTCATTGTTATTTCCTCAGCATCCCTGCGTTACGCTTCATCCTGAAACGGTGGGGTTATTTGGTTAAAAACTCGATTTCTTCCCTGAGCTCTTTCGTGAATTCGCGAATTTCCGTTTCTATTTCACTGGCAAGGCCTTCATCAAAAACAATCCGTGTTTTGAAATAGGCGAGATTTTCAGGAAGCCGGTTATCATAGCTGACAAAGTCACACCACCTTCGACCGGTGCACATCATCTGGCCGTGCATCTGAAGGATGTATTCACGCTTTGGCTTTCCGGTTTTTATGGTCTCAATATGAGTTGCCGTGTTCGGGCACTTGATTTCGATTAATCCGTCATCGTTTACAAGACCGTCAGGGCTGGCGCCGAAAAGTTCAATGGTGGGGTGCTGAATAAAGCCGGTTTCCGTTACCGTGGCGTCGAATTCGTTAAGGCAGTACATTTCCCTTGCTACCGCCTCAAGCTCGTTACCGCGCTCCATACTTGCTGATTTAAAGGTCTCTTCCTTCTGGCCTGTCAGTGTTTCGCAAACCAACTGAGCCATATAATTCTTCCTTGTCGCTCCGCCGCCTTTCGCCATTACTTTTGCAATATTGCTTGCCGTGACCTTCCCTAGCCTGGCCGCAAACCACTCATCCGTTCTCTGTTCCATCTGTCACCTCAGTGTATTCGGCATCAATGGCGATACTATTTTTTATTCGCTCTTTATCTGCTGACCCGATGATCGTCCTTTCTTCGGGAGTAAGCTCTGTCCATAGCTGCTTAAATGCTTCCATTCCGTTTTTTGCAGCCTCTTCACAGCGTGCGATGAGCTCAGGCCGGTTTTCATGGCTCTCCTGTCCGTTGATAACCCCGGCCGGTGTATTTTCTGTGATGCGCTCTGCTTCATCCTGGTCGTAAATTCCAGCAAACCCAAATGCCAGACGTGCACACTGAATCATGGCTTTATGCCGCAGCATGCGTTTAGGGTGAGATTTCCACGGCTGGGTTCCCCGATTACATTCACTCATGTATTCCGTTACTGATGTCGGGTGATTCCGGTCTTTGCGGTAAATTTTGCATGTGCACGATTCGTCATCCATTTCGAATTCCATGCCGTCAAAATTTTTGTTGCCGTTAATAATCCGAGCCCATCCATCAACGCCGACAACAGGAACGATTCCCGTCCTGTCTGGGAAAGCGTAAATCTCTTTTGTCCATGGGTTCAGGTTGTACTGATTGGCGACAATGAGAAGCGCAAGAAACTGCTGGTCTGTGGCCTCAGCCTTGAATGCCGTAGACCGCAGTGTGTTAATCAGGTCTTTCTCGTCGATTGCCAGATCAAGCTTTTGGGCGAGAGAGCCAGCCATCGACACCAGTGAGTTACTCATGAAAAGAATCTCCTTTTTATTTGTTTGCACAGCGAGTTAAAAAGCGCGTCCTGCGCATCGTCACTGAATTTGTCTAAAATTGACTGATCCACACCAAAGAAAACATCCGATGTTATCTGCCGAACTTCCGTGTCAACGGCATCCTGCCATGCTGCATGCTCCAGCCGCCGCTCTTCCTGAGCATCCTGTGCTGCGTATGCGTTCATGCTGCCTCCCCGTATCGTTCCCTGAGTATCTTTTCCAGAGTTTCCTTCTCCGGATTAAGCAGCAAGATAAGCGTTTCAACGTCCATTGTTTCCACGCTCGAATTACGGTCAAAATAAATGACGGCGCGCTGATTTCCGCATCCTGCCTGCTCAGTGCTTGTCGCCAGGTGTTTGGATTCGATAGTTATCTTGTGCATTCCTGCCTCCCGTAACTTTCTCTGAGTAATTCCATTGCTACCCACCAGATGTCATCGCATTTCTGGCGTATAGCTACCCGCGCCTGTGCTTGCGCCAGACGGAAAACGTTCTGATTGATAGTCATGTGATTACCTGCTGATATCCCTAGGTGGGATAGGGTGGGTTAGTAGTTCATTGAGAGGTGAGGGACTTCGCCTTTAATCACCATCTCAAGGAATTTTGTTGCGGTTTTATCGTCAAATCCTGCTTCAGTCAGTGCCTGTAAAGCCTCGCGGTTAAATTTATGCTGATGCTCTTTGTTCGCCTGGCGCTTTAATTCTTCCTGCTTCTGGCGCTCAATCTCCGCCAGTCGTGTGCGTTCGGCTTCCTCTGCCTTGCGCCGCTCCGCTTCAACTGCAGCCAACTTTTCACGCTCAGCCTTCGCGATAGCCTCCTGCTTTTCACGTTCTGCGCGTTCCTGCGCCTCTCTGGCCTCACGTTCGCGCTTAGCTGCTGCCTCGACTTCCTGTCGTGCTTTTAATTCCGCAGCTTCACGTTCCTGCTTGGCTTTAAGTTCTGCCGCTTCACGGTCACGCTGTGCTTTCTGTTCAGCTTCGATTCGTGCCTGTTCTGCCGCCTGACGCTTGATTTCGTTTTCATGCTCAATGCGTTTGCGTTCTTCTTCGGCTTTACGCAGGTCATGCAACTCATTCATCTGCAGCGCTTCTTCGTGGTCACGCTCAATTTGGCGAGCTAATTCTTCCGCTGCTACACGTGCTTTTTCCGCATCCTCCCATGCTGTTACCGGCCGGCGGATTTCTTCGCTCAGTGCGTCGAGTTCATCCCGGCACTGCTTGCGACTGGCATCCACTTTTTTCGGCAGCTCTTTCAGCTCATCAACGACAACCTTTCCAGCTTTGTCGATGTATGTTTTTGACTGCGTAACTTTGTAGGCCAGTGATTTGATAGCATCGCGATTCTTGGCTTTCGATAAATCAGTATCGAGTAATGCCTGTTCTGCGAGTGCTCTCTCCCGGATACCAGACAGCAGTACCTGAACCTTATCCGGCGCTGTAAAAAGGTCGAGCGCTGTCGCTGGTTCGATAACGACCAGTTCGTTTGCCATAATTAACTCCGTTTATTTATAGGGTGGGTTACTTCTGTGTGATTTCGGTGATCTGAAGGTCTTGGATGTCGGCTTTGCCAATCAGCACACCGAACAAATACATGTGCTCTGTACAGTCGGCTTCATCCTCGGCCTCGATATCCTTTTCCCATGGCTTCCCGTTCCATTTGCACGTTACTTTAAACATCGGCATGTTACTTCCTCCTATGCACTTCCCTGTGCTACGTGATGTCCGAATAGTTATCCCCGCTGCGGGGTGTTAGTCATGCGGCTTCTGATTCTGTTGGCAGGCCAATAAGAGAATTAAGATTTTCGACTTTTACCGCAGGCAGTGATGCCTGTTGCTCCTGCTCACCTTCCGGGAGAATTTCTTTTACTTCCGGCCATACTGAAATAAGTTTTTTAATCGTAGTCACCGAGTCCAGAGCGGCTTTTACGTTCGCTTTTATTTCAGCTTCTTTTTTCTCAATGCTGGATTCTTTATCAACGATTTGAGCAAACCGCTTGCTTAGCTCATGGTCAGCAGGGAATAAGCATTTGCTGTTTTGCGGAGTGAGAAGACGCAATACCGCTCCTTGGTCGTCACGCCCATAACGAAGCCTTGTGCGCTGACCTCCAAATGCCGGATATATTTCATCATCCGTGGCGTTACCGATGTGGATATATTCATCAACATCACTTTTCAATTCTTTTACAATTGCTAGCGCTGTCGCGTATTTATCATCAATTTTCTTAGCATTTTCAGCGCCACCGAGAGCCGCTATTCTGACATCGTTCGCCAATGTGCTTTTTTCTGCTCTTAACAGCTCTTTTTCTTCCTGAATGCCCGCTTTTACCAAGGCATTTCTGATGATTTCTGATTTGATGTTATTGGTTAACCGTGTCATGTTTATTCCTCGTTGTGATCCAGAACTCACTCTGGAATATGGTTAGTCAGTATTGGTGATTGGCACAGTCATGTGACTAAATCATGATCCGGACATCTCCCGAAAGTGGCTTATGTCACGCCATCTTCTGCACCAATCCCAATACTGACTGGATGCCTGCTTTTAACCACATCAGGCGAGGTGGTTTCGTCGTGCCCCCACAACAGAAAACAGTTATAATTAACTCACCCCCACAATATGGAAGTTAATTATGTTCGGTGAAATTCCAGCGGCTATTGCTGCTATCAGAGAAAGCCTTAATCTATTTAACGCCGTTAATGACGCTAAAAATCAGGCTGTTATTGACAATGCAGTCTATGAAATAAATAGAAAACTTCATGATATTCAAATGGAAAACACTAAGCTTTTAGAGATCATAAATGAGAAGCAGAAGTCGATAATGCTCCTTGAGGAGTCTCTCAGTGAAGCAAATGCAAAAAATGCTGACAAAGAGAAATGGCTTAGAGAGTCCGTTGATTATGAAGCGTGGAGCCCTATGCTTGGTACGACGATCTATCGTAAGAATCTTCCCGAAAACTCCATTAGCAAATATTCCTACTTTTGTGCTCACTGTTATGAGTCTGGAAAGGCGTCTGCACTTAGCGTTAATTCGGTTAAAACTATCCCTGGTATTGGCGCTCATATTGCTACCCTTAAATGCAATTCATGTGGTTCGGTATATTTATCTCCGGTTTCTAAGTTGAAGTCTGGTTAACTCACCATAGCCCACTCACCGAATGGGCTGTGATTAGTATCTGTGCTTCATGCTCTGGCCGTGATACCACCGTTAGGCATAATCGGCTTGCGGTTCATTCTCAGCTGCTTGCGTATGTTGCCTTTCTGCGAACATTCCTTATTTTTGCTAACTGAGCATCGGTAGCGCCTTTGTGATACTTGCTGATGTGCATTACCGGTATTCGTGGGTCAAATGTCCTCAGACACAACGGACAGGTAACTTTCGTTTTCATGCGCTGCTCCTATCAAATGACTTATGCAAATATTGGTATTTCATAAGCGATCTGTAGTGCATCTCATTGACCACTTAACTAGCTGGTTCCGCCGAGTGCCCGACGCATGGTTTAAAGTCGCGCCGTTCGACTATGGTTATCTCCGGTTGCCCTTCGATGGAATTAATTAAACATTATGTTGATTCAATAGTCAACACTATGTTGATTTATTTTCTGCGACTGTTGATTTTGTTGTTGATTTGAAATGAGTTTTTTTTGAAAAAAATTAGGATTGAGTGATTCGGTGGATTTTCGGCAATAAAAAAGCCGCACTAGGCGGCTTGGTGTTGGCTGTGTGCATCAGGCGTCCATTACTGCCCACCAGAATACGCGGCCAATAATCTCTACGTCAGAAGCGTTAACCTCTTCATCAGGGTAATCTATCTTATTGTAACTTCTGATTATTATTTTATTTGCTGAGGTTTGATGCAATAACTTAATGCGTTTCAGACCTCCTTGGTTTATGGCGTAAATTTTCCCGTCTACAATCTTTTTGTCGGAAGTGTTGACCGCCACGGTGGTTCCGTTGCTTATAACAGGCTCCATGCTATCACCGCGTGCTGGAAACCCAATCACACCGGTGCCATCTGAATTAGCTCCGATCTTGCGCATGGTCGATTTAGAGAAGCGCAGCTTGAAGCCATTGTAATCGTCCTCGCTGTAAGAGCCGTTTCCGCAAGCAAACTCGATATCTTTCAAGAAAGGTATTTCAACCTCATCGTTATCAAGTGGGGTTTTGCTATCCCATGTCCTTATTGGAAAAAAATCCTTCTCATCAGGGATCTGATTCTCACCCACAACCAACTTTGGATTACCCACACCATTCAGAAGCCAGTCGAGTGAGTATCCATATATCTCACTTATTTGCTGTGCAGCATCGCGGCTGATGGCATTTCTTTTCAACCAGTTATTCACTGTCTGTGAGCTGGTGTTAAGTCGATCAGCTAAGTCTTTTTGCTTCAATCCCTCCGCTGCCAGCAGGTGTTTTAAACGCTCTGTTAGTTCCATAAATCCTCCTGCTGACAAGATAAACATTTTGTTGTTTTCATCAATCATCTTTATGTTGATTTTATTCCTCGCGTGGATTAACATCATGTTGATTAATACACAAGGAGTGAAATCTTAATGGATAAAATCAAAACCCCGTTACAGATTGCACTTGATGCGTTCGGCGGAACCCAAAAAGACCTGGCGAAACTGGTCGGAATTACGCCACAGCGAATCTCAGCAATCAAAAAGCATGGCGGAAACTTGCCACGCACAAAAATGAAAGAGTTCTCAAAGGCTACTGGTTTGCCTGTTCAAACCCTGTATCCAGACGCTTTCTAGAAACATTGAAACAGAAATCAGTAGCTGAACGGCACAGCATATTGTCGGGCGGGCGGCGTATCTCCAAGGAGACAATGTACCGAAGAGGCAAAACCCACCAAATTACTTTTTTTCAACACAGCAACACCTCACAGGAAGTGAGCGAGTAACTGTATCTCAATAAGGACATTATGAATTATGGAATTATCAAACGAACGCAAATTTCGTGAAATCGAAACAAAAATCCTCAAAGGGATTCACTCAACCGGCGCGCGGGAAATCGCGCACAGAACGGGCATACACGAATCTCAAATCTCCCGGTGGCAGTCACCACAACATAAAGAAAGTCTCAGCTTCATACAGCGCTGCGCTCGTTTACTGGCGGCAATTGAATATGAGGGCGGGGAAGACATGGTTGTGTTGCAGGGTGATGAGGCTCGGGCACTGATTCAGATGCTCGGAAATATCAGAACACCAAAAAGAAAAGCCCCGGCGGTAACCGAGGCTCAGGATCAAATCGAATTAACGATTTAAAGTGCAAATTCACTGTATCAATAAACAGTGAAAAATGAAAGGGGAATGTCGCATTTCCCCTTACGGACAAGATAATTGACGGAGTAATTATACATGAAAGTAATTACGAAACAAAGAAATGGAGGCTCAGATGGCCAGAGCACGTAATATTAAGCCCGGCTTTTTCACTAATGATGATTTGGCCGAATGCGATCCGTGTGCCCGTATTCTGTTTGCGGGATTGTGGACAATTGCAGACCGCGAAGGTCGCATGGAAGATAAGCCACGCAAGATTAAAGCGATGGTTCTGCCTTACGATGACGTTGACTGTGACAAATTACTGGAGCAGCTGCATGGGAAAAACTTCATCACCCGGTATTCAGTGGACGGAAATGATTTTATCCAGGTGAATAACTGGAAGAAGCATCAGAACCCTCACGTTAAAGAAGCGGCCAGTGAAATACCTGAGCAGGGGTCGCAAGATGCTGATAATAAAGGAGCACCAGAAAAGCACAGTGCTTGCATGGTACAAGAACATGAAGGGCATACAACAAATCCTGCTGATTCCCTTAACCTGATTCCTGATTCCCTTAACCTGATTCCCTATAACACCCAAGCCGAAAATCCGGCTTGTCCTGATGAAAATCATGAGCAATCTGCCAGTGTTCATTCCATGTCAGCCCAATATGCCTTTGAAGGGGAGGTTATCAGGCTCAGTCACAAGGACTATTCGGCGTGGGAGTCACTTTACCCAAATATCGATCTGCGCAGAGAACTGCAACGGCTTGATCTGGAGTTCAGAAGCGAAAAACCGAAAAAGTGGTTTATCTCTGCCAGCCAGAAACTGAATTACCAAAATAAAAACTCAGGCCGGTCATGGCAGGCCAATAAGCGCGTAGTCAACGATAATTTCGCAGCAAAAGACTACGGGGAAACGGACAATCCGGCATGGGCAAATTAATTATGAATATGACAGAGAAAATTAAAGAATTACAAAAGCATATAGCGGATTTAAGTAAGCCGATGCCGGAAATTCCGCATACTGAAATTCAGTGCGCCACTCTGACATGTGAGAAGCATGGTTCCTACGAGTCAAGAAAGCGGGTAAGCACGGGCTTGGTTAAGGTTCCTTCCAGATGGACTGGCTGCCCTGACTGCCTGAAAGAGGAATTGATCCGGATGCAGGAGCAGCAGCAGGAAATTGACGAGCGAACCCGTCAGCGCCGTATATCCCATCTCATGGAAAACCTCAATGTTCCGGAGCGTTTTTCGTCCTGCACGCTGGATAATTACGAGCCGGTCAATCAGGATGCAGGCAGATGCCTTGCTGTATGCAAAGCGTATGCAAACAAATGGCAGGATCGATTACGCCAGGGTGGCGGACTGGTTATGTGCGGTAAGCCAGGCACGGGAAAAAATCACCTGGCACTGGCTATTGCAAAGCATGTGATTCAGGAATATCAGGACTCTGCCTTGTTCACTACGGCTCTGCGCATTGCAAGAAATTTCAAATCCACCTGGAGTAAAAACTCAACCGAAACAGAGGCCGGAGTTATCAAGGTTTATACTGACCCCGATCTTTTAATCATCGATGAAGTTGGTGTTCAGTTCGGGTCAGAGGCAGAAAAGTTAATTTTGTTTGAAATTATCAATACTCGGTACGAAAAAATGAAGCCGACGATCCTGATAAGCAACCAGACGCGGGAGGAGTTGAGTTTATTTATCGGCGAACGGGTTATTGACCGGATGAGTGATGGTGGTGGTTGTACGCTGGCATTCACATGGGGCAGTTACCGCACGCGCAAGAATGCGGCATAACCCAAGACAGAAGGACTTTTGATTATGGAACAAAAATACGACTTTGAATTAATTTTCTCCCTGCTGGATCGGATGGAGCGGTGCGTAAGCAGAATTGCCGAATTAAACAAACGAATCGGTGGCTCATGGAAAGAAAACGGTTAGTGATTTGTTACCGGTGCCTGCATGTCTATGACATTAACTCCGTGAAATTAAGCCGGAACAAAAAGCACCCTGAAGTTTTAGAAAAGAAATGCCCTAAGTGCAGATGCACAGTGTATTTCAGCTAAGAGGACTTTTGATTATGGAACCAACGGATTTTGAAAAGTGGTGTGCGGGTGAGTTGATACGCCCGGTCGAATTTATTCTGTTCTTCAGGATAGAGAAGCAGGACGGTCATTGGACTTATGCACACGATGAAATTAGAAGATTGTACCGCGCCTACATGGCCGGAGTACGCAGCAGACTGCCGTACCAGACACCGCCAAAAGGAGATGAAGATGGAATGGATTAAGACGAGTGAGCAACTTCCTGAAATGGAAGTGCCGGTATTAGCCGGATGGTTTAGCGAGTACAGAGGTAAATTTGTCTGGCACTGTTTTTTGCGGTCAGACCCTGATGGTGAGGGTTGGATATGGTCTATAAGCACCGATAATTTTCTGAGTGATGAAAATTGGTTCGTGCAGGATGATGATTATCCAATAACGCACTGGGCACCGATGCCACAACCACCGGAGGAGTGATGAAAGCAATATCAATCAGACAGCCGTGGGCGTGGCTGATCGTCAACGGGCATAAAGACATTGAAAACCGCAGCTGGCGCACGAAGTATCGCGGTCAGGTTCTTGTCCATGCATCACAGGGCGTAAAACGTAGTGACTATGACGCTGCATATTCCTTGGCTTGCCGCCTCGGAATTAAGCTGCCGTACCGTTCAGAGTTTGAAACCGGCGGAATTGTCGGGGTAACGACCATCACCGACTGCGTGGAGCAAAGTGAATCGCCGTGGTTCTTTGGTGAAAAAGGTTTCGTCCTGGCAGATAGCCGACCGTTGCCGTTTGTGCAGATGAAAGGGCGGTTAAGCTTTTTTGAAACAGGAATAGAGCCGGAGGAGTGATGAAAATAAAACGCAAAATTCACAATAAATTATTTCCCACCCGCCGCCTGGCATTTTATCAGCATTCTGTTCTGTCTGACGATGGCTACCTTGAATGCTATTACGATAAATGGTTTCTGGTGCTGTCGTTTCTGCCGGTTCTTTTTGTCGGAACGTTTATGGATGGCTTCCCGCGCGCATGGCGAGCAATCACGCCGTACTTTACTGATTGGTATTCTATGGACGGGCTGACTAAAGAACAAATTCAGGAATTGAAGGAGCTACAGAAATGACAGAGAAAACACAGGATTTGGTTAGTATTTGGCGGGGGCTCATCTCTTCCGCAAAAAGAAAATATGGATGGTGGGAGTGCTGATATGGGAAAGAAAACACGGAAGCTACCGGGTTGTCCGTTTTGTGGCGGAACAGACATCACGATACACAGACCCAGCAGTCACGGCCTGACGCTGTACGGTGTTGCCTGTGATGGATGTGGCGCGCGGATTAAGAGGTTTGATGAAGCCGAGGCAATCGCCGCCTGGAACCGCAGAGAACCACAATGTGAGAAGGAGTAGGGGATGGATGAAATTATCAAATACGCGACCATCGGCCTGATGGCAGTGGGTTATTTTTGGATTATCGCAAAATCAGTCGAGTGGTTTCTGAGTCTGATATTCAGGAAGGCATTCAAGCGCAGAGAAAAAGACCGTAAGCAGGCGGCGATAAACGAGCTGTATGATGCCTATGAGCTTGGCGACATGAAGCCCGGAGACGACCTGAAGATTACAACAAAAGGCGGCTTGGTCGTTTTCATGTATCGCAGGCCGGAGGAATAGGAGGCTAAATGGAAATAAGCATGGTCAAAGGCGCTAACGGCGTATTTGTACCGGCATTTGAGCACGACCTACCGCGATTAACAAAGTTCAAAAACGGCGAAATGTACGCCTTCAATATCAAACTCTCCCGCAATCCATCCTTTCACCGAAAAATGTTCGCTTTCTTCAAGTTCTGCTTTGACCACTGGTGTGCAAATAAAGCAGGTCTGGAGAATATGGACGAGTACAGCCAGTTTGACCGCTTCAGGAAGGATTTGACGATACTTGCCGGATTCTATGAGCAAACGGTCAGGTTGGACGGAAGTGTCCGCACAGAGGCAAAGAGCCTTGCTTACGGCGATATGGAATCAGACGAGTTTGAACGCTGTTATCACGCGATAGTCAATGCCGCATTAAAACACATCTTCCGGGGGTGCAGTGACATCACTGAGAACCGGTTGCTGTCATTTTTTTGAGGAACAGGACGCATGAAAGAACCTCACATACACCAGCTTCTCACCAATGACGAAGCCGATAACCTCTGCACTCACTACAGGAGCAAAGGATATAACCCGGTGAAGTCACTGAATATCAACCCTCAGTATTTCGACGTTACCGTGTATCTGCCGGTAGTCAAATATCTGAAACCGACACCACGAGCAATGGTTAACAGGATGTGGCGATGACAAACAATATGTATATGCAATTTGATTTCATCATCAGTGTTTTCCGCAACAAAAAATCTTTTACGTCTCAGGATGTTGCTGATGCCACCGGCTACGCTGACGTCACCGCAAGAGCAAAAATCGCTGAAATGGTGAGGATGGGAATTATTCATAAATTACCGAAGGTTCTTAATAAAGGGATTTATGTTATTGACCCGATGGCAAATGAAAAACTGGAATCATGGCGAGGGATGGGGAGGTTCGCATTTGAGCCGGATGATGATGTTTTCGATAAATATCCGAAGCTGAATTTCACCGGTGGAAAAGTGGTGAAAAAAGCCAATGTGAAAGGGATGGGCAGCGCGTTCTTAAAGCGTTTTGATTCGTTGCTGCGGGAGGTGCGCTGTGGAATGCCAACTGTGCAGTAAAGAACTGGCCGACGATGAAGTTTATGTGTGCGACCAGTGCGCCAGTGAATGTCCGCATCTGGAAGTTGTGGAGAAGATGAAAGGAGATGGTGATGAATAAATATATCCCGTTCGTATTGTGCTGGGTGCTGTTCGTTCTGGCTATCGGCATCAGTTTATCGTGAGGTGAAATGTGGCAAAGGCAAAACAGCCAAAGCCGAAGAAATGTAAAGTCTGCGACAAAGAATTCCTTCCCTATCTATCCACTAAAAAAGTTTGTTCCATCCCATGTGCCATCAAGTTTGCAGCCAGTGAAGTGCAGCGAAAGGCTGAAAAAGAACGCAGGCGGCAGGACTCCATTGAGCGCAAGGAATTACGCGAACGGAAAGACAAACTCAAATCCAACGGCGATTTAGCAAAAGAAGCTCAGGTAGCATTTAACAGATATATCAGGGCTCGTGACCGTGGAAAGCCTTGTATCAGCTGTGGATGCAATTTGGTTGATGCTTCTGGATATCTGACAGGAAGTGCTACAGACGCAAGTCATTACAGGTCAAGAGGTGCGGCAAAACATCTCAGATTCAATGTTTTTAATGTTCATTCATCGTGCACCAGGTGTAACCGGCAGCTGAGCGGAAACGCTGTCGAGTACCGAATCAGGCTGATACAGAGGATCGGTATCGAAAGGGTTGAAGCTATCGAGTCAGATAACTCACCACGGAGATTCAGCAATGAATATCTCAGGAGGGTTAAGCAGATATTTGCAAGGCGGGCCCGGTGGTATGAACGCAGGCGGAAACTGATGGAGGCGGCGTAATGTTCACAGACATAGCGGCAGCAATCGAAGAAGCCAGATATCTCATGAACACCAGTGGTCACCATCATGCTGTGGTGCAATCCAGCTCTGGCGTGATGTTGGTAAGGCTTCTTTACGGGCTTGGTGTAGCGGCCAGAAGAAAGGTGATGTTTTCAACTGATGTTGATGGCATGGGCGTTGTTATTCCGGAGGTAAGATGAGCTATATCGGAGAAAAGGAACTCACCAAAGAGCAGTATGACTGGCTTAACCAGTGGCTTGAGCTGTGGGGGGCGTGGGTATATTCAGGCCGGATTGATATTCGCATGATCAACATGATTTATAAGTTCATGCAGACTGCCGAGCCGGATAAAAACCCAACAAGACCAATGTGCAATGACGATGACGGAATGTTGATTTCTCAGGTCGTAGATTCAGTTATCGCCACTGACACACAGGCTTACGGAATACTGCTCAGTTACTATGCTCACGGCTCATCCAAGCTGTCGATTGCATCTTACTATCACGTAGTTGCAAAACCACGCAAAATGAACACGCGCTCAGGAGGGAAAATAAAAGTTCCATCTATGCGGACATGCCGCCGTGAAGTTGACGAAAAACTCAAAGCGGCTCAGTGGTTGCTATACGAACCTCTGCGAAATGCAATGAACAGTCGTAAACGTGTGGCTAAGGTGCGTAAAATCACTGAACTTTGCTATTGACAGCAATGACCAAATGGACAATACTTATCAGGTAAGTTGCTCTACATGACTCTTAAGTCGCTTAACCTGAATTATAAGCCTCGCTTCGGCGGGGCTTTTTCATATCTGCAACTTGTAAGAGTTACTTACAGGTTCAACTCTCCGGAATTTCCGGATAGTTCACATGTTCGGTTATTCCGAGCAACTGAATTACGGAGTCATTAATGCGAAGTAAAGCAATAAGACGCCATCATGAGCAGCGCCTCAAATCCAAGCGCAGCAAATATTACAATGCCGGACACGCCACTAAGCGCAACGTCGGGATGTGTTACCGCACTCCTGCATTGTGTGGTTGCTGGATGTGCGCTAATCACAGAAAAGTATTCGGCATGAGCATCAAAGAAGTTCGTGACCGGCAGCGATGCATTGATACTGAGCAGCTGCTGCAAAATATGCAGTAGTTCAAAATATCGCAGGCCCACAGTCCCAACAGATAAATATTCCAAAGGTCGCCCTGTGCGGCCTTTTTTCATATACGCCGCCACAGTATCAATCACCTCGTTATCACTTAACACAAGAGCTGTGTGCGGCTTTTTATTTCCAATTAAGAAAAGGCATTCAGAGATGAGCGAAACAACATATAAGGCAGTCTCATGGGGTGAAGTAAAAGCCGATGTCTATTCTGGTGAATCCTGCAACGAACATCGCCCATTTATTGAGATGCTGTGTGATGGTGACATGGAATCATGCATTGAAGATGAAGTTACATTCAGAGCCAGTCGCTGGCCAGTGGGTACGAAAATTACCGTCGAAGTTCCGTGTTGCCCAGTCTGCAGTTTGGATGCCGAGTATCAGGATAAAGCCGGAAGATGCGAATGCGGCTTTGACTGGAAAGAATGGGCTGAAAACAAGTATTCATGATGACAACAACAAGAGCATTGGAATACGACAGGCTCATTACCTAATCCGTATTCGGCCACAGTGCTCTTTTTATTGCTTTCCCGCCGCTGGTGGGATTCCGAACAATGCCGCAGCCACCTTACTTTAACCGTCTGTAACAATATAAACCGGTTGCGGCATTCCCCTATCACTCAACATACGGAACACTCCGCAGGGGGTGGGCCTTTTTACGCTTACTGCGGCGGAAATATGAAAACAGAAATAATAGATGATATTAAAAATGTGCTCTCGTATTCACCGACCACCGGAGAGTTTGCGTGGAAAGTTGATATGACCAACAGGGTGAAAGCGGGAATGGCAGCAGGCACTGTAGATGCTTTTGGCTATGTGAGGATTGTCCTGCGCAATAAGAATTATAAAGCTCACCGTTTGGCGTGGGCGGTGATGTTTGGTGAGTTTCCTGAATTGGATATAGACCACATTAACGGGAATAAATCTGATAATCGTATTTCTAATCTACGGCTGGCAACTCACCAAGAAAACATGAGAAACCGAAAAATGCCAAAAACAAATACATCTGGTGTTAAAGGCGTTTACTGGGATAGAGAGAAGAAAAAATGGCGTGCAGGGCTCCGCTTTGACGGGAAAAGTAAAAATCTTGGATATTTTACCGATTTGTCCGTTGCTGCAAGAGCCGTTTGTAAAGCCAGAGAAGAACTCCATAAAAACTTCGCAAGACACGATTAATCCATTCACATAATTAACTTTATCAATCAACTCTATCCCCATCAATAAACGGGGGATTCTGGTATGCGCATGTCTGACAAATATTCCAGCCCTACAGCATACGCCTGGGGACTTATAACCTCTGCTTTTGGCGTTTTATCTCTGGACCAGTGGGCTATTGTTGCCGGGATCATCTGTACTGTCGGGACGTTCCTGGTGAACTGGTATTACAAACGGAAAGAATTCCAACTGAAAGCCGGAGAACATCATGAATAACCGATTATTTAAAAAAGTCATGGCCGCTTGTGCCGCCGGGGCGATTGCCGGAGCGCTGGTGCTGATCCCCGCGTATGAGGGTGTTGAGTACAAACCTTACCGTGATGTGGCCGGAGTGCTCACCGTATGTTACGGCCATACCGGTAGTGATATTCAGCCCGGCAAGCTGTACACGGACGCTGAGTGCAAAGCGCTGCTACACGACGACCTGACGAAAGTCCGGCGCGCGGTTGACCCGATGATCAAAGTATCGATTGACGACAACACCCGTGCGGCGATCTATTCCTTTGTTTACAACGTCGGCCCTGGTGCATTTTCGCGCTCTACGATGCTGCGTAAACTCAATGCCGGTGACATCTCGGGTGCCTGTGACGAAATGAAGCGCTGGACATTTGCCGGCGGTAAGCAGTGGCAGGGGCTGATTAACCGGCGCGAAACGGAGAAAGCGATATGCCACGGAACCCTTTAACGCTGATCATCATTGCTATCATTTTTCTGACGGTCAGCTTGTTGGCAGGCTGTTACCTGTATTCGCTCGAGACTCACTGTAAGCCGCTGCCGGGCAATCCGCTGGATGGTGTGATCCATTATAAGTGTGAAGCGCTATGAAATGGAAAGAGGTAGTCATTGCCGCGCTGTTTATTGTTGCCGCCTGGTGGGTATATGACACCTACCGGGATAACCAGCAGCTAAAAGCAGATAACAAAATTCTGAGTGGTCAGCTTGCAGAGCAGATAGCGGTGAATAAAGACTACCAGGAACGAACACAGAAACTTCACGAACTGGACACCATGTACACGCAGGAGTTAACCAATGCCAAAACTGAAATTGATAGTCTGCGTGATGCTGTTAAGTCTGGCAACAAGCGGGTGTACATCAAAGCTGAGTGTCCAAAGGTCGGACCCGATACCGCCGAAAGCGGAAGCAATGAAGCCGCCCCACGACTTAGTGAAGCAACTGAACA